GCCGTGAGAACTTCAACTCTATCTTAACGGAATTTTGAAGTGTAGGTCAGTTTTAAACTCGCAAGAGAGAAAATTAACCGAAGTCTCCGACATCAATTTTTGCTAACTTGACTGTATTTTATTTTCGTTGCTTTATTTGCTGCGGACGCAGCCGCTTTTTAAGGAGAATTACACAATGTCTACGTACACCGATATCCTCGCACCGAAGGTCAACGCGAAATCCACCCCGCAAACTCAAGCTATTCCAGGTCGTGAAAACGAAATGGTCAAGAACAGCGCAGGCGGCTTCACTTTCCAACTGGATATGTGGGGCTATCTGGATCGCTTCCTGATTCTGGGTTCCGACACTCCTTCGTACTACGCGGGCAAGAAAGAGCTGACCATCAAGGCAGCTAAAAACGTTCTTGACTGCATCAAAGCAGACGGTATCCGTACTGTCAATCGCATCGTGGAAATCTCCGAAGCTGGTCGTGCACCAAAGAACGACCCTGCAGTCTTTGCTCTGGCTCTGGCTGCAATCAACGGCAACCAAGACACCATCAATGCTGCATACGCCGCCCTGCCTAAAGTCGCCCGCACCGGTACGATGCTGTTCCAATTCGTTTCTGCCGTCGACTCGATGGGTAAATGGAACGCTGCGGCAAAGCGCGGCATCTCGGCATGGTACACCAATCGCCGTGAAGACAAACTGGCTCTGCAGATGCTGAAGTACCAGCAGCGTGATGGCTGGTCTCACCGCGACGTTTTGCGTCTGGCTCACGTCAAGCCGCAAAACGAACTGCAAAATGCAATGTTCAAGTACGCTACCAAAGGTGCTGAAGCAATTGCTGCAGGTGCGGAAGTTCCTCAACTTCTGGTCGACTTCGAAACTCTGAAACGCTCTGGCGCAGACAAGAAGCTTGCCCTCAAGCTGATCGAATCGAACCGTGATCTGTCGTGGGAGATGATCCCAACCGAACTGCAGCGCGATGTCGACGTGTGGAATGCTCTGCTTCCTAACATGGGCATGACTGCTCTGATCCGTAAGCTGGGTCAACTGACTAATGTCGGTGTGATCGCTGCTCTGTCGGGAGGCTCGAAGCTGGCAATCGCCAAGCTGACGGACGTCGAAGCAATCAAGCGTGGGCGTGTACACCCAATCACGATCCTCAACGCATTCAACCAGTACAAGCAAGGTCATGGCGATAAAGGCAGCCTGACGTGGAAACCAGATCAGCGCATCCTGGATGCTCTCAACGACTCGTTCTACGAATCGTTCAACTACGTCGAAACGACCGGTCAAGGCCATCTGATCGGCGTCGACTGTTCGGGTTCGATGTGGGGAGCTCGCGTCACTGGCGCACCTAATCTCACTGCTGCTGAAGTTGCAGCAGTCATGGCTTTGGCAGTTGCAAAGCGCGAACCCAACTATTGGATCGGCGGTTTCAACCACCGCATGGGCGAACTGAAGATTACCCCTTCGATGCGTCTTGATCAGGTACTGAAAGTGATGCAGGCTTTCAGCTGGGGTTCCACTGACTGCTCACTGCCAATGCGTCATGCATTGGAGCACAAGATGTCTGGTGTGGATTGCTTCTCAGTTTGGACTGACAATGAAACTTATGCTGGTCGCCAGCAACCAGTACAGGCGCTGCGCGATTACCGCAACAAGTGCAACAAGAACGCAAAATTAGTGGTATGCGGTACTTCTGTCACTAATTTTACTATTGCCGATCCTAATGACCCTGGTATGCTTGACATTGTTGGATTTGACTCTGCAGCGCCATCGCTTATTCAGGAGTTCTCCAAGACTCAAATTGCATAAAAAGTTCTTCTTTGGAGATGCTGCAGTTTGAACCTTTTGAATTGTTGGTTTTAGCTGGTAGCATCTCTAAATTTGAAATGTGACCAATTATAAAAGGTGGAATGTTATTCAAAAACCCTTGAATAGTTGAAAACTTATGATCGAGCTGGTATGGGTCTTCGGATTTTCCATAACCAGCTCGTTTTTCATTATTGGGAAGAAGATGCAATGGCTGTTTATTTGTGATCTTATTAACATGATATCTGTAGATTTCAAATTCGGTTTTGCCTGCAAGACCCGCGTATATTCCAAATCTAGAAGCTGCAGTTTTAATAGCGGCTTGCATAAAGATATCGTGCCCTTTAATGTCTTTAATTTCGCGTTTAGTTTTTACAGTTTTAATTATTCCCTTATAAGATCCATCGGGTAGTCTTCTAGCATTTGCAACAGCTAAAGCATTTTTCTTGAAGCCGGAATTACCATACTCGTCAATTTTTGACAACGTGTCTTTTCTTTTCTGCTGTATTTCCTTTTTCTGCACATCTGATCTTTTGTCGCACGCATTTTTCACACGTTTTCCTATTTCTAATCTTTTAGCTGGGCAATGAGTCCAATTTTCAGAACATCTGAACTTTCCTTTTCCGTAAAAACCTTTCCCTTCAAACAATCCTGGTAAACCGCAACCATAAATGCATGCCATAATGTTTCTCGTTTTAACTGATAACGAGTTATTTATTGCTAGGGGACTTCGGTTCCCTTTATTTTTACCTGAAGGAAATTGTAACGATAGAATCATTTTGTTACAATTTCTTCTGATAAGACTCAAAAATTTGTGTTAATATAGCATCATCGATTGCAAATGTAGGAGCAACATGATGGCTAAACCGACACCTGAAGAATTAATGAAGATGTTGCCATCTCAACGTGCAGGTCTTCTCCCTGGTATCGTGTGGGAAAGTATCTTGAACGGAATGCAGTTCGACGTTGGTGCGGCAAAGTCTGATGTGAAGCACGATCCTGAGCGGGCACTCGAAACTCTCGAGAACTTGCACAAGAAACTCGCTGCTTTGAGTCGCTACATCATGGAAGGGAAAGAGAAATAACATGAGGCTTTCCAAGTCCATCGATGAATACCTTGCAGCTGGTGGGTGGTCTTCTCACCTCTTTCTCCAGCACGCAAAAGACGTATTTGAAGATCCAACCCTGAAAAGAACTGCCACGTTTCAGGTGGGGAGATCGGTGATTTATATCCGATCGCAGGGCAAGATGTTAAAGGCCTATGTCCATCACAATGGACGAAACAAGGAATTTATGACGTTGACTGATGAGACGGGTGAGGAGGTGAAGACATTTCACCACACTGAGAAATCCTCAGCAATTGTCCGTTTCATGCTTGATTTTTTCGCAGGGAGAAAATGATGAAGAAATATTTTGAGATGTTTAGTATGCTATTCACCGCATGGGAAGGAATCGATCGCGATTGGCATGCCGTTGTTGCCGGTCTTCGTGCAATGCTGATGATGCTCGTGGGCGTTGTTCTCCGGATCGTTTTGATTCTGCTGTTCCCGATCTCGGTGCCGCTCCTGGTGAAAATGCAAGAGCGTGAAGAATCGCGGGCTGCAAAGAATGGGGGCCGGGAATGACTCCTAAAGCACTCGAACTCCTGAAGGCTCTTATCGAAGTCGATCGCAAGTGGCGCACCCGGCGCGAAAGGGGCGAAGGCGTGACATGGGATGATCGAGGAATCGAAGTCAACCGCATTATTAACGGCATCGACCCGCGCACCGCTGATCAGCTCGTAAAATTGGGAGTGGCGCAAACGGTAAATATGGGCGGGCGCAACGCTTATATTTTCCTGGGCAGCTATAACCCCTTCGAGGATAATTCAAATGACCAATAACTACACCAAGATCGCAACCCCTCAAATCACTGAAAGGAACTACGATGGCAACCACTAACAACCCCAAAGACAAGAAACCTCCCGTCCAGGATGAGTACATCACTTTCGAAGGCAAGCGGGTGCTGGTGAGTTCTCTCACTGAAGAACAAGCGAAGGATATTGTTCGCAGTGTTGCGCGCGAACATCGGCTGCTCGCGGAAAGCGTGGCCGTACTTCTGTCCGTGCTGGGCCCGAATGGTATGTTCGCGGACAGCGATGATTTGCCGTCGCACATCATGCCGACCCCGGACAAACTGCAATGAACAAGAAAATTTTGATCGAGTTCGATCAAGATGTGGCTGGTGGTTTGTCGATGGTGGGTTTTGAATGGAATCTGAAGCAGACCATTCTTGATCCGCGTCAGCACCCCACCCTCACATTCAACAACCGTCCCTTCGGAGTAGTGGTAGATAACTCCTCGAAGGAAGCCGCCATTCGCGGTCTCCTCGCTAATGCGAACGAAGCGGCCGCGATCTATAAACGGCTCGAAGATGACTTTCAGGAAATCATCAACAAGAAACAACTTCCTCCTGCAGGTAATGAAATGATCGCTAAACAGCTGGTCGTCGTACACGACTTCATCGTGCTACTTTCCCAACAAGCCGCAGGTTTGAAGAAGCTGCTCTAAATTAATTTCCACAGAGTAATAAAAGGAGGCCTAGGCCTCCTTTTATTACTCTGTGGAAATTAATTTAGAGCAGCTTCTTCAAACCTGCGGCTTGTTGGGAAAGTAGCACGATGAAGTCGTGTACGACGACCAGCTGTTTAGCGATCATTTCATTACCTGCAGGAGGAAGTTGTTTCTTGTTGATGATTTCCTGAAAGTCATCTTCGAGCCGTTTATAGATCGCGGCCGCTTCGTTCGCATTAGCGAGGAGACCGCGAATGGCGGCTTCCTTCGAGGAGTTATCTACCACTACTCCGAAGGGACGGTTGTTGAATGTGAGGGTGGGGTGCTGACGCGGATCAAGAATGGTCTGCTTCAGATTCCATTCAAAACCCACCATCGACAAACCACCAGCCACATCTTGATCGAACTCGATCAAAATTTTCTTGTTCATTGCAGTTTGTCCGGGGTCGGCATGATGTGCGACGGCAAATCATCGCTGTCCGCGAACATACCATTCGGGCCCAGCACGGACAGAAGTACGGCCACGCTTTCCGCGAGCAGCCGATGTTCGCGCGCAACACTGCGAACAATATCCTTCGCTTGTTCTTCAGTGAGAGAACTCACCAGCACCCGCTTGCCTTCGAAAGTGATGTACTCATCCTGGACGGGAGGTTTCTTGTCTTTGGGGTTGTTAGTGGTTGCCATCGTAGTTCCTTTCAGTGATTTGAGGGGTTGCGATCTTGGTGTAGTTATTGGTCATTTGAATTATCCTCGAAGGGGTTATAGCTGCCCAGGAAAATATAAGCGTTGCGCCCGCCCATATTTACCGTTTGCGCCACTCCCAATTTTACGAGCTGATCAGCGGTGCGCGGGTCGATGCCGTTAATAATGCGGTTGACTTCGATTCCTCGATCATCCCATGTCACGCCTTCGCCCCTTTCGCGCCGGGTGCGCCACTTGCGATCGACTTCGATAAGAGCCTTCAGGAGTTCGAGTGCTTTAGGAGTCATTCCCGGCCCCCATTCTTTGCAGCCCGCGATTCTTCACGCTCTTGCATTTTCACCAGGAGCGGCACCGAGATCGGGAACAGCAGAATCAAAACGATCCGGAGAACAACGCCCACGAGCATCATCAGCATTGCACGAAGACCGGCAACAACGGCATGCCAATCGCGATCGATTCCTTCCCATGCGGTGAATAGCATACTAAACATCTCAAAATATTTCTTCATCATTTTCTCCCTGCGAAAAAATCAAGCATGAAACGGACAATTGCTGAGGATTTCTCAGTGTGGTGAAATGTCTTCACCTCCTCACCCGTCTCATCAGTCAACGTCATAAATTCCTTGTTTCGTCCATTGTGATGGACATAGGCCTTTAACATCTTGCCCTGCGATCGGATATAAATCACCGATCTCCCCACCTGAAACGTGGCAGTTCTTTTCAGGGTTGGATCTTCAAATACGTCTTTTGCGTGCTGGAGAAAGAGGTGAGAAGACCACCCACCAGCTGCAAGGTATTCATCGATGGACTTGGAAAGCCTCATGTTATTTCTCTTTCCCTTCCATGATGTAGCGACTCAAAGCAGCGAGTTTCTTGTGCAAGTTCTCGAGAGTTTCGAGTGCCCGCTCAGGATCGTGCTTCACATCAGACTTTGCCGCACCAACGTCGAACTGCATTCCGTTCAAGATACTTTCCCACACGATACCAGGGAGAAGACCTGCACGTTGAGATGGCAACATCTTCATTAATTCTTCAGGTGTCGGTTTAGCCATCATGTTGCTCCTACATTTGCAATCGATGATGCTATATTAACACAAATTTTTGAGTCTTATCAGAAGAAATTGTAACAAAATGATTCTATCGTTACAATTTCCTTCAGGTAAAAATAAAGGGAACCGAAGTCCCCTAGCAATAAATAACTCGTTATCAGTTAAAACGAGAAACATTATGGCATGCATTTATGGTTGCGGTTTACCAGGATTGTTTGAAGGGAAAGGTTTTTACGGAAAAGGAAAGTTCAGATGTTCTGAAAATTGGACTCATTGCCCAGCTAAAAGATTAGAAATAGGAAAACGTGTGAAAAATGCGTGCGACAAAAGATCAGATGTGCAGAAAAAGGAAATACAGCAGAAAAGAAAAGACACGTTGTCAAAAATTGACGAGTATGGTAATTCCGGCTTCAAGAAAAATGCTTTAGCTGTTGCAAATGCTAGAAGACTACCCGATGGATCTTATAAGGGAATAATTAAAACTGTAAAAACTAAACGCGAAATTAAAGACATTAAAGGGCACGATATCTTTATGCAAGCCGCTATTAAAACTGCAGCTTCTAGATTTGGAATATACGCGGGTCTTGCAGGCAAAACCGAATTTGAAATCTACAGATATCATGTTAATAAGATCACAAATAAACAGCCATTGCATCTTCTTCCCAATAATGAAAAACGAGCTGGTTATGGAAAATCCGAAGACCCATACCAGCTCGATCATAAGTTTTCAACTATTCAAGGGTTTTTGAATAACATTCCACCTTTTATAATTGGTCACATTTCAAATTTAGAGATGCTACCAGCTAAAACCAACAATTCAAAAGGTTCAAACTGCAGCATCTCCAAAGAAGAACTTTTTATGCAATTTGAGTCTTGGAGAACTCCTGAATAAGCGATGGCGCTGCAGAGTCAAATCCAACAATGTCAAGCATACCAGGGTCATTAGGATCGGCAATAGTAAAATTAGTGACAGAAGTACCGCATACCACTAATTTTGCGTTCTTGTTGCACTTGTTGCGGTAATCGCGCAGCGCCTGTACTGGTTGCTGGCGACCAGCATAAGTTTCATTGTCAGTCCAAACTGAGAAGCAATCCACACCAGACATCTTGTGCTCCAATGCATGACGCATTGGCAGTGAGCAGTCAGTGGAACCCCAGCTGAAAGCCTGCATCACTTTCAGTACCTGATCAAGACGCATCGAAGGGGTAATCTTCAGTTCGCCCATGCGGTGGTTGAAACCGCCGATCCAATAGTTGGGTTCGCGCTTTGCAACTGCCAAAGCCATGACTGCTGCAACTTCAGCAGCAGTGAGATTAGGTGCGCCAGTGACGCGAGCTCCCCACATCGAACCCGAACAGTCGACGCCGATCAGATGGCCTTGACCGGTCGTTTCGACGTAGTTGAACGATTCGTAGAACGAGTCGTTGAGAGCATCCAGGATGCGCTGATCTGGTTTCCACGTCAGGCTGCCTTTATCGCCATGACCTTGCTTGTACTGGTTGAATGCGTTGAGGATCGTGATTGGGTGTACACGCCCACGCTTGATTGCTTCGACGTCCGTCAGCTTGGCGATTGCCAGCTTCGAGCCTCCCGACAGAGCAGCGATCACACCGACATTAGTCAGTTGACCCAGCTTACGGATCAGAGCAGTCATGCCCATGTTAGGAAGCAGAGCATTCCACACGTCGACATCGCGCTGCAGTTCGGTTGGGATCATCTCCCACGACAGATCACGGTTCGATTCGATCAGCTTGAGGGCAAGCTTCTTGTCTGCGCCAGAGCGTTTCAGAGTTTCGAAGTCGACCAGAAGTTGAGGAACTTCCGCACCTGCAGCAATTGCTTCAGCACCTTTGGTAGCGTACTTGAACATTGCATTTTGCAGTTCGTTTTGCGGCTTGACGTGAGCCAGACGCAAAACGTCGCGGTGAGACCAGCCATCACGCTGCTGGTACTTCAGCATCTGCAGAGCCAGTTTGTCTTCACGGCGATTGGTGTACCATGCCGAGATGCCGCGCTTTGCCGCAGCGTTCCATTTACCCATCGAGTCGACGGCAGAAACGAATTGGAACAGCATCGTACCGGTGCGGGCGACTTTAGGCAGGGCGGCGTATGCAGCATTGATGGTGTCTTGGTTGCCGTTGATTGCAGCCAGAGCCAGAGCAAAGACTGCAGGGTCGTTCTTTGGTGCACGACCAGCTTCGGAGATTTCCACGATGCGATTGACAGTACGGATACCGTCTGCTTTGATGCAGTCAAGAACGTTTTTAGCTGCCTTGATGGTCAGCTCTTTCTTGCCCGCGTAGTACGAAGGAGTGTCGGAACCCAGAATCAGGAAGCGATCCAGATAGCCCCACATATCCAGTTGGAAAGTGAAGCCGCCTGCGCTGTTCTTGACCATTTCGTTTTCACGACCTGGAATAGCTTGAGTTTGCGGGGTGGATTTCGCGTTGACCTTCGGTGCGAGGATATCGGTGTACGTAGACATTGTGTAATTCTCCTTAAAAAGCGGCTGCGTCCGCAGCAAATAAAGCAACGAAAATAAAATACAGTCAAGTTAGCAAAAATTGATGTCGGAGACTTCGGTTAATTTTCTCTCTTGCGAGTTTAAAACTGACCTACACTTCAAAATTCCGTTAAGATAGAGTTGAAGTTCTCACGGC